CGTAGTAGAAACTAGAAATTTAAATGTCAATACTAAATTTAAATGTAAAATAAAATCTTGGAATATAAATGAATATTTTAAATTACTACGATTAGAAAAATTATCAGAAAATAAATCTTTATTAACTTTACCTTTAAATGAAGATTATGGTTTGCAATATAAGCACATTGCATTGCCAAATAGTTTAAGAAAATTGATTTTTGTATCCAAAATTATAGAAGATCAAAACTATTATATTTCGGATGAAGATAATGATATTCAAGATGATCCAAATTTATTAGTTCATTCTCCAATAGTAGGGTGGGCATATGATGGGAATCCAATATACGGACCTTATGGATTTGATACTCCTACAGGAGGACTAGTTAGAAGAATGAATAGTGGATATACTTTATCTACTATAAATTTACAAAATAGACCAAAATATCCTCTTGGATTTTTTGTTGAAGATTATACTTTTACTAATTCCGGAGATTTAGACATTCATAATGGAAGATTTTGTAAAACACCAGAATTTCCGGATGGAATATACGCCTATTTTTGCACATTAGATGAGCAACTTAATCCGAAATTTCCATACATAATAGGAAATTATTATAAATCATCTCCAATAAAATTTAATTTTGATAAAAATTCAAATCAAGATATTTTTAATATTAATGATAACAATTTAATAAGAAATTCTAATCCGTATAAATTTTTATCTAAAAATAGTAATTATAATTATATAAATGATCCAAATAAAATAAAAAATCAAACATCTAAGATTTCTTCAGTGACTGCAGGAAATATAGATTCTATAGATATAATTTTTCCTGGGGATAATTATAAAATTGGAGAAGATATAATCATAGAAACTACAAATCAAGATAATGGTTTTGGCGCCTCAGCAAAAATAAGTGAATTACTAGGAAAGGAAGTAAATAATATTACAACTGAAATAAAAAATATTAATAATGTACAATTTTCAAAAAATGCTATTTTTAATAATACAATTTCAATAGCTTCAACTCCTCATAATTTAATTGATGGTGATTTTATTACGATTCAAAAATATAATATAGATGATATTTTTAGAGAACAAAAATTTTATAGAACATATATAATTCCCACTAGATTGACATTAAATGAAGATGTTGGAAATCAATCTGGAATATCTTATTTTAGTGTTGATGGAAACCTTAATTATCCATTTGTTGTTGAAGATGATATATTTGTAGTTGGCGAAGAAGAAATAAAAATTTTATCAATAGATTTAGATAGTAGACGGATTAAAGTATTAAGAGGAGATAATCCGGTTTCACATTCTAAAAATGATTTTTTAATAGAAAAACCTAGAAAATTTTACTTTGATAGTAATTTAGATAAAAACTATAAAATTAATAAAAAATATTATTTTGATCCAAAAGAAACAGTTGGTATTGGATTAACATTTGGAGTTGGTATAGGTACAACTTTATCATTTAGTAACCCAGGAGTTGGAATAACTGAAATTTTTATTCCCACAAGATCATTATATATTAATAACCACCATTTAAAAACTGGAGATAAATTAATTTATAATACAAATGGTGGAGTTGGTATAAAAGTATCAAATGATGGATTGAGTGATTTTACATTAAATGATAATGATTTGCTATATGTTGCACAAATAAGTGATAATTTAATTGGATTATCTACACATAAAATAGGTTTATCTACTCAAGGAGATTTTATAGGAATAGGAACTAATACAAGTATTTTATTTTTTAAAGATTTTGGTAGCGGATTAAATCATTCACTCACTACTAATTATGATGAAAATTTAACTAGAAATGTAAACAGTATAAAATCTACATTAACTACAAATTCTGAACATTTTTTAAGATTTAAAGATTTAATAAATTTAGATGTAAAGTCATCCAATACAAAAACTTTCATTTTATCTTATGATTTTAATTCTAGAAATTTAATTATAAACAAAACTTTAGTTCAATCAATTGATGGTAATATTCTTACAATACTTAATCATAATTTCATTAAGGGACAAAAAGTTTTATTTAATTCGTTTAATTTATTAGATAGTCCCGAAACTGATCTTATTGATGGTGAAAAATATTATATATTACCATTAAATTCTAATCAATTTAAATTATCAAGAACATATTTTGGGTCATTTAATAATGAAGATATAGTTGATATAAATATACAAATTTATAATCCACTTATTCCTGGATTCAATTTAGAAAAAGGTTTATTTTTATCATTAATAAACCCAAATATAAAAATTATTAAAAATGATAGTATAGTGTTTGATTTATCAGATATATCTCTTGATGGATTTGATTTTAATATATTTGAAGATGAAAATTATAATAATATTTTTTATGGGTTTGGTGAATTTAATGTTTCCAAAAACGGTACTCCAGGAACTGCAAATTCTAATTTGATATTAAATATAAAAGAAACCGAGATACAGAAATTATATTATACTTTAACAATACCAGATAAAGAAAATATTTTCTTCGAAAAATTAGAGTATTTTAATGACAATTTGAATATATTAAATAATAATACTTTAGTCATTGAAGATAGTATATATTCAGGAGAAAAAATTATATCAGGAGTTGGAACAAACTATTTTGAATTTAGTCTTAATGATATACCAGAATCTTTAAATTATATTAATAAAACTAATTCAATAATAAAATATACTACAAAATCAAACAATACTTTAGGTCCCATTTCAAAAATAAAAATAACATCAAAAGGTAGAAATTATAAAAAGTTACCTATTGTAAAAGAAATTTCTTCAGAATTTGGAAAAGGTGGATTTTTAAAAATAAAAACAGATAATATTGGAAAAATAAAAAAAACAGAACTTCAAGATATTGGATTTGATTATTTTTCGGATAGTAGTTTAAGACCTTTTTCTAAAATTCCTGAAATTTTAAGAGTTAGTCCAATGTCTATTATAGATGAGATAAAAGTGATATCTTTTGGTAAAGAATACAATATTGCCCCAGATCTTATTTTATTGGATGGAAATACTAACGAATTTGTTAATGATATTATATTAAATTTTGAATTAAATAATAATTTTGTTTCTATAATTAAAAATACTGGTGGAATAAATGAATCTACTCCTAATATAATTCCAATTAATAATTCAAATGGGATTAATATTTCTTTAATTCAATTTAATTCCACCAGTAATTCTTTAGATATATTTTTAGATTCAGCATATTCAGAGATACAAACTTTTCCATTTTCAAAAGTAGTAGCAAAATTAATTAATGATGTTGAAATATTTACAACTGAAATTTTTGTAGATGATTCAAGTGGTATACCAGAGGAATCTTTAATTAAAATTTTTAATCCAGAAGGTAGTATTATTAATGATGAAGTTTTATATGTCAAACAGAAAAATGGAAATATTCTTACAGTAGAAAGAGGATTTTTTAATACAGAAATACCGAATACTCCATTTAAGTATCAACCCAATTTTTATATTTTACTTTTAGAAAAAGAAGTTTTAGTTGAAAATGTTCAAATACTACAAAATAGTGGAAAAGAATATAATTCTAGTGAATATAATTACAATTTATTCAAAATAAAGCAAATATCTCCTGAACTTGGTGGAGAGAACCCTTTTATATCTGTAGATTTTTCTAATATTGTTGATAATGGTAATTTATTTGGAATATATGATATTAACAGTTCTTTTGGTACAGTAGTTCCCAAAAGTTATTTTCCAGTATTTGATATATATTTAAAGAAAAATTTATTTTCTGTTGGAGAAACTGTGGTATCTGGAAATAAATTTGGAATTGTAGAATTTTGGGATTCTAAAAACGAATTATTAAAAATTAATACATCTGATAATTTTGAATTAAATGAAATAATTACTGGAAAATCCAGTGGGTATAATGCAATTATAAAGGATATATTTAATTTTGAATCTTATTATGATATAAATTCTTCATCAACTGTAATTCGCTCTTGGCAAGACTCTATTGGTTTTTTAAATGATGACTTACAAAGAATACATAATAATGAATATTATCAATATTTTTCATATTCATTAAAGTCAACTGTACAATATGATGATTGGGAAAGTACTGTCAATTATTTAAATCACACATCTGGGTTTAGAAAGTTTTGTAATTTGGATATTGAAATAAAAAATCCCAATTATATTTTTAAAAATAATATTGAAGTACCTTATATCGGTATTTCGACAAATCAAAGTAATGGAACTGTTACATCTTTAGCAAATTTAATTTCTTTTTCTAACTTTAATTGTAGATATGATTATGATTTAGTTAGTGAAAATAATAATGCAATGTACTACAATTTAATCTCAGATAAAATATATTTTGAATCAGTTGAACTATTAGATTATTTCAATTGTATTGGTAATAAAGTTTTAAGTATTGATGATATTAGTAGTGAATTTATAGTCAGAGAAAGATTTAATGTCGTGTCAAAATTCGCCTTATAAAAAAAAAATAAATGACAATTAAAAAAATTAGAGCAAAAAAAATATTTTTAACCACATCAAATCAAAGATTGCCTGATAATACTCAGATTAGTATAGTTGTCGTTCTTAATGATGATTTAGATATTTCAATTAATGAGTATTCAAAAGTATTTACAAAAAGTGATCTTGGAAATTATAGTATTGTTAAAGAAGGAAATTCCGGAGTTTTGTCATTTTTTCCATTTGATAATAGACCAAATGACTATACATATGCATCTTTAACATTTGATTATTTTCAAGCAGAACCTACCGGAGAATATTCAAATGAACTTTTAGGAGATTTGATTAGTGTTGGTTCTTATTCTACTGAAAGAACATCAAATTTTTCAAAAATTTTAGAAATACCTTTTTATTTTTCCTCTTCCAAAATTGAAATACTATCTTCAACAAATGATATCAATAATTTTAATAGTATATCACTCACCCACAATGGAAATAATCCAGGTATTGGATCAACTATTGCGTCAGTTTTGAACTATGGAGCAATTTTTTCTGAAAACCTGAAACAAACAAGTTCTACTGGATTGGGAACATATTATTCGTATATTGAAAATAATAAAATATATGTAGATTTTATACCATCAGTTGAAATTTCAGATAAAGTCAATTTTACTGCATCTTTAGTTTCTATAGCCAACACTAATTTTTCGTTAGTTTCTATGGCAAATACTAGTTTTCCAACTGATGGATCTAAAAATTTACAAAATGTCAGTTTATTATCAAAAAAAACTTATATTCCTAAAAATACAATCTCCGACGAAGTTGTTCCAACTTTAGTCGGAGGACATCAGTTTGATTATAGGGTATCTTATTATATTGCACAATGTACAGATTTAACCAATAATCATACCCAATTATCAGAAATTATAGTAGTTAATGATAGGGCAGAATCTTATCTTTCAGAATATGGATCTATATTTACAAAAGACAGAATTGGTAATTTTTCATCTTTAAAAACTTTAGATACTGAATTAATATTTACACCAATACAAAATGTTGATATAGAGGTTACTATTTTCCAAATAAAAATATCATCTTTTTTGGAATTTGTTGGTTTAAATGTATTAGATCTTGGCAATTTAACAATAGAATCAGGATTAAATAGACTTGGATCTAGTGGAGATTCAACATTAAATTTTGAATTGAATCATAACAATATTCCTATATTTGAAAGAACATTTAACGGTAGTTCATCATCCATTGTAAATTTAATTGATGATACTATTTTGTTACCAAATCATTTTTTTGTAACTGGAGAACATGTTAGATATATCTCAGATGAAATTAATGAAAGTAGTAGTATAAATTCAATTGGTATAGGAACTACAGTAGTTTCTGGAATAGGTATTACTGATAAATTGCCAAATGATTTATATATAATTAAAGTAGATGGAACTAAAATAAAATTAGCACAAACTGCGGAAGATGCATTAAAAATATTACCAAAGTCATTAAATTTAATTGGATTTGGAAGTAATACTACACATAAAATAGTATCAACTCAGCAAAACAGTAAAGTATTAATTAGTGTAGATAATATTATACAAAGTCCAGTACAATTTACTGATATAACAACAAATTTATCTAAAAATATTAATTTCAATGATCTTTTAATTCAAGTTGATAATGAAAAATTATTTAAATATAATGATATTATAAAGATTGATAAAGAATTTATGACAGTTTCTTCTATAGGAATTGGAGAAACTAATTTTATGTTAGTGTTAAGGGGAAGATTGGGAACTAATGTTGATCAACATTCTATCGGATCAATAGTGAGAAAATATGAAGGAAATTATAATATTGTCAATAATAAAATATGTTTTAAATCAGCTCCATATGGACTAAATCCAACTCCATCTCCACAAGATGCTTTTGACGAACAAGATTATCTAGGATTGCAAATTAAATCATCTTTTGATGGTAGGGTATTTTTAAGATCTGGAATACCATTAAGCACAAATAAAACTTACACTGGAAATTATATTTTTGATGATTTAAGTAATCAATTTAATGGAATTCAAACCAGTTTTACGCTAACAGAGCAAAATAATTATATTACTGGAATAAGTACGAATAACTCCGTAGTTTTAATAAACAATGTATATCAATCACCTAAAGGATTAGAATTTTCAAATGTAAGTGGATTTTATGAATTAAAGGAAGAATCCAATCAGACAAAAATAGAATTTATTGGAAATTCAATAGAAAATGGGTCTGATATCAATACAATATCAATACCATATGGTGGTGTTATAGTATCTGTTGGTTCTACAGATGGATTTGGATACCAACCCTTAGTTTCTGCTGGAGGTACTGCAATAGTTTCTATTGCAGGAACAATATCTCAAATTTCTATAGGAAATAGTGGTTCTGGATATAGAGTTGGTATACAAACACAAGTTAATGTTGGTATTAAAACATATAGTTCAGGAATACCAAATATTAATATAGTTGGTATTGCATCTATAACAAAAGGAAATGTAGTGAGTGTTAAAATAACAAACCCTGGGTCTGGATATACTTTTACTAATCCACCAGAAGTAGTTTTTGATTCTCCCATAGGATATACAAATATTCCATTAATATACAGTAATGATTCTCAACCTGGAGTAGGGACTCAATCCACTATTGATATTGTTGTGGGAAATGGCAATAATATTATTGATTTTAATATTGTTAATTATGGATATGGATATAAATCTGGAGATATTCTTACTGTTCCTATTGTAGACTATGTGGGAATACCTACTACTTTAAATGAAAATTCTTTTTCGGAATTTAAAATAATTGTAGATGAAACTTATGAAGCAAAATTTTCCGGATGGAGTATGGGTGAATTTCAAGTTCTTGATAATTTAGATTCCAAATTTAATGGCGTAAATAAAAACTTTCAAATTTCTTTGGAAGGTAGACCAATTTCAATTTCAAAAAAGAAAGGATCTACTATTGAGTTAGAATATGTTCTTTTAGTTTTTATAAATGATGTATTGCAAATTCCATTTAAAAATTATAAATTTACTGGTAGTGTTATTAAATTTGATGAGGCACCAAAAGGTAGAATTTTAAATCCACCATATAATGGTGATACTTCTAAAATAATATTTTATAAAGGAACTGAAGATATTGATGTTATTTTTAATAGAATTTTAGATTCTCCTAAAATTGGTGATTTGTTGACAATACAATCAGATAGTAAACAACTATCTCAAAAATTTAGAATAATAGAAACAATATCAAGTATAGATACTGTTGACACTAATAAGTACTCTGATATTGGTATTTCTGATGATCAAAATTTATTAAGACCTGTTAGATGGTGTAGGCAAACTGAAGACTTGTATATTTTTGGTAAAGAAGTTACTAAAGATAGGAGAATATATGATCCATATATAAATCCAGTTTCATATTTAATTAAAAATATAGAAATAAATGACTCTGAAATTTTTGTAGACTCTGCAAAATTATTTTTTGATTATCCTAAAGAAAATATACCAGAAAAAGAATATAATATAATAGAAATAATATCAAATAGTGATGATTTCGGTGGTTATGAGAAAATTACTAATGTGAGTGAGTTTGAAGGCGATTTTGGTGTAATTGTTGGTATAGGAAGTACATCAATTGTAGGTGTAGCAGATACTTGTTTAGTATTTGATCTTTTTATACCAATTGATTCGCATTTAAGAAATCAAGAATTAAACTCAGATATTTCAAATCAAGGTATAAGTGGAATACAAACTGGATATAGATTTGTAGTTTCTGGAACATCTAAAGGATCTCCAAATATATCATTTGATCTTAATGGAAATTCTATTGGTGTTGGAACTACATTTTTGGATAATGTATATGAATGTTTACATTTTTATACCGATGATGTAGAAATTGTTGGAATAGGATTTACTACAGTAACAAAAGTCATTTCTTCAGTAAATACTTATGAAGGAATAGTTCAATTTGATACATTTTTTGGTAAATATAGTTGGGGAAAAATTACAACTCCGTATAGATCATCACCAAAATCATTTGACACAAATTTACTTTCATCCTCAGGAATAGGAACAAATCCAATAATAAGAAGAAAGAATTCTTTAAAAAAAGATTTATATTTACCATAAATAGATAAAAATAAACTGTAAAGAAATAGAAAAAATGCCTGCAATTATAACTGATCAATTGAGAATTAGTAATGCAAATTTTTTTGTTGAGAAAGTTTCATCGGAAAATTTATCTTATTACTCATTTATTGGATTAACAAATTCCGAAGAAATTAAATTAGATTGGGATCAATTTCCACCATCACCAAAAGATAGTTTTAGTGAGCAAAATAATTATTGGGATACCATAATATCTTTAAAAAAAATAACAAGTGGGGATGTTAGACAATTAGTAAGAAAACTAGAATGGAATAGTGGTGATATTTATGATATGTATAGACATGATATTACTCGTGATGTAACTCCTATTGATAAAAGATCCAAACCATCAAATTCAACTACTCTGTATTTGTCAAATTACTATGTGATTAATAGTGATTTTAGAGTTTATATTTGTTTATTTAATGGAGCATCCCCGGAAAATAATTTTCAAGGAGTACCATCTTTAGATGAGCCAACATTTACTGATTTAGATCCTAGACCAGCAGGAATTAGTGGAGATGGATATATTTGGAAATACTTATATACAATAAAACCTTCGGAAATTATAAAATTTGATTCTATAGATTATATACCAGTTCCTAAAAATTGGGGGGTGGAAGGTGAAAGTATAACGGTAAAAAATCACGCTGGAACTAGTTCTCAAATAAAAATTTGCACCATAAGAAATAGAGGGAGAGGGTTGGGTCAACCAAGGATTGTAACTAATGTACCAATAGTTGGCGATGGATTTAGTGCTGAAGCTTCTATAACTATAGGAAATGATTCGCAAATTGATTCCATTCAAGTTACTAATGGTGGAACAAACTATACCTTTGCTTCTGTGGATTGGAAATCAGTTGGAATAACTGCTTCTGAGGAAGACCCAATTTTTGATGTTATAATACCACCAAAAGGTGGGCATGGATTTGATATTTATAGAGAACTTGGAGCTTATTATGTACTTTTATATTCTAGATATGAAAATGATACTAATAATCCAGATTTTATTATTGGAAATAAAATATCTAGAATTGGACTTATAGAAAATCCCAAAAGATTTAATACAAACGAAAATTTAAAATTAAACACTGCTAGTAGTGTTTTTGCTCTAAAACTAAAAGGAATATCACCAAATGACGACGAATTTAAAACTACTATATTCACTACAAATTCAATTATAACTCAAACTGTAGGAACTGGGGAAACTGCTGTCGGTAGAGTTGTTTCTTATGATCCAGAAAATGGAATTTTAAAGTATTGGCAAGATAGATCTAATGCTGGATTTAATTACGATGGAACTGAGAATAAAGATCCAACATTTGGATTAAGAGTCTATAGATTTTCAGATTTTGTTACAGGTTCTGGAAGTATAAAAATACAAGGAGGAACAAAAGAACTTGAAATAGATACAAGTTTTGGTACAACGCAGGTTCCAGTATCAAGTATAAATAATATAAATCTGGGTCAAATATTTATTAGAGGAATTTCTAATCCGGAAGTTCAAAAATATAGTGGAGATATTGTTTATGTTGATAACAGACCTTCAATTTTAAGAAACATAAACCAAAAAGAAGATATAAAAATAGTATTGCAATTCTAAACAATTATGCCACAAGAAATTAATTTAAATGTATCTCCATATTTTGATGATTTTGATCAAAATAAAAATTATTATAAAGTTCTTTTTAAGCCTGGATTGCCAGTTCAAGCTAGAGAATTAACAACTTTACAATCAATATTACAAAACCAAATTGAAAAATTTGGTGATCATTTTTTTAAAGAAGGTGATGTAGTTATACCAGGTCAGACTAATTTCAATGCATATTATAATGCAGTAGAATTAAATAGAAATTTTTTAGGTTCTAGTGTATCATCCTACATAAAATCTCTAGTTGGATTAAAAATAAGAGGGGAAACATCTGGAATAATTGCAACAATTGATAATGCATTAACTTCCGAAGAGTCAGAAAGAGGAAATCCAACTCTTTATGTTAATTATTTGAGTACTAATGTAAATAATAATGAATCATTTTTCTTCAGTGATGGTGAAAATTTAATAGTAGAAGAAAATATAATTAATGAATCTTTATCATTTGTTGCAGGAGAAATTTTTGCTTCTACAATAGCACAAAATTCTCATTCTTTTGGTTGTTCTTTTTCAGTTTCAAATGGGGTTTATTATTTAAGAGGACATTTTATAAATGTTACCAATGAAACGATAATTTTAGATCAATATACAAATTCACCAAATTATAGAATTGGATTTTCATTATTTGAAGAACTTATAACATCTTTTGATGATGAAAGTTTAAACGATAATGCAAAAGGATTTAATAATTTTACTGCTCCTGGATCAGATAGATTAAAAATAACAGCATTTTTAACTAAAAAAAATCTAGATGACTCTAGTGGAGAAAATTTTATACAAATTGCTCAAATAGAAAACGGAATTATTAGAAACAAAATAAACAATCCTTTATATAGTATAATTAATGATAAATTTGCTCAAAGAACTTATGATGAGTCTGGAGATTATTATGTTAACAGATTTAATGTGTCTTGTGAAGAATCTTTAAATGATAATCTTGGAAATAATGGAATATTTTTGAAGGATGAAAAAACATATCAAAATAATAGTCCATCAGATAATTTAGCAATATATCAAATTTCTCCTGGAAAAGCATATATTAGAGGATATGAAGTTGAAATAAATTCTCCAACATTTTTAGACATAGAAAAACCAAGAACAAAAAAAACTACTCAGAATGAATCATTAATATATTCAACTGGTCCATCTGTAGCATTGAATAGAGTAAGTGGTTCTCCTGTTATTGGTGTTGGAACAGACTATATTCTTAGTTTAAGAGATACTAGAATAGGTGAAAATAAACAAGTACCCGCTGGAGAAGAAATAGGATTAGCAAGAATTTTTGATTTTGCATTAGAGGAAGGATCTTATAATACATTTTCTTTAGATTTTAATAGATGGGATGCATCTTTATTTGACATTCAAACTTACACTAAAATTACATTAAATCAACCTATATCTTTACAGGTTCCATCATATATTGTAGGAAATTCTAGTGGTGCAACGGGATATTTAAAGGACAACACTGTAGGAGTAGGACTTACTCTTTATAATGTAACTGGAAATTTTTTAACTAATGAATCATTTACAATAGATGGAATAAGAAATAATAGAGTTGCTGTAGCTGCAACAAATTATGGATTTTCTGATGTTAGATCTGTTTTTTCTAATGATTCTGGCACTATTTTCAGTGGAGATACTGTACAATCAGTTTCATATTCTATTGGAATTTGTTCAATTTCATCAGAATCGCAAGGTTTTTCTACAATAACAATACCAGGTACTGGATATTTTAACACAATAAAACCTTTAAATCTTCTTCGTTTCACTAATCCACTATCTCCAAATATATCAAATTTTGCAAAAGTAGTAGAAGTAAATACAGATAATATTTCAACCCTTGTTAAAATTTCAGGAATAACTACAGTAACCGGAGTTTGTGAAGGTAAATTACCTAATACAGATATATCCGTAACTGATTTAGCATGTTTAAGAACTAGTTATCTTTCATCTACTAATAACACTTTATTTACACCATTATCTAAACAAAATGTTTCTGAAGTTGATTTATCAAAATGTACTTTAGTGATTAGGAAAAATTTCAATTTAAATATAGTTAGCAACAATACCGAAAATATTTCTGCCGGACCTAATGAAATATTTTTACCTTACGATGAAGAAAGATATTCTCTGACAAAATCTGATGGTACAATTGAACCATTATCATTTGATAAATTTAAAATTTCTACTGATGGTAAAAATTTACAAATAGTTGGATTAAATATAGTAAATGATACTGGAGCAAGATTGATAGCAACTTTAAGAAAGTCACAAATAAAATCAAAAATAAAAAAAAGATCCAGAGTTTCTTCAATTGTTATTGATAAATCAATACTAAACACTTCTGGAATAGGAACAACAACTTTAAATGATGGTCTTACCTTTGGAAATTTTCCATATGGAACTAGAGTGCAAGACGATCAAATATGTTTAAATGTTCCTGATGTTATACGTGTACATGGAGTATTTGAATCTTTAGGTACATTAGAACCAACTTCTCCCGAAATGATAATATCTAATATTATTGGTTCTAATTCAACTACTTCTGATTTAATTATTGGAGAACGAATTATTGGAAAAAATAGTAATGCTATAGCTATAGTTGCAGAAAAAGTATCAAACAATAAAATTTCATTCATTTATTTAAATAATTTAACATTTTTAATAGATGAAATAGTCGAATTTAATGAATCATTAGTTACTGCTAATGTAAGTTCATTGCAAAATAATAGTAAAGATATATCAAATATATTCACATTTGATAGTGGTCAACAAAGTACTTTTTATGATTATGGTAAAGTAATTAGAAAGGATGAATTTTCTAGTCCACAAAGAAAAATAAAAATATATTTTGATTATGGATTTTATGATCCTCAAGATGATGGTGATATAACTACTGCAAACTCATATCAACTTTTTGACTATAAAGATGATATTTCATACTATAATGGTTATAGAATGACTGATATTATTGATATCAGACCAAGAGTTTCTAATTATGTTGTGTCTGCAGGAAATAGATCTCCATTTGAGTTTGAGGGGAGACTTTTCAATCAACAAGGAAATAGTGTTACTAATATTTTAGCAGCAGATGAAACAATTGTATTAGATTATAATTTTTATCTACCAAGAATTGATAAAATATTTCTCAATAAAGAATCTTCATTTGTAATTCAACGTGGAGTACCTGATGAAAATCCAAAACCACCTCAGATAGTAGAAGATTCTTTAGAAATTGCAGAGATATTTCTACCACCATATCTTTATGATGTAAACAAATGTTCAATAAAATCTTTTGAATATAAAAGATATAGAATGTCTGATATTTCTAAATTAGAAACTAGAATTAAAAATTTAGAATATTATACAACATTATCTTTATTAGAATCTGAAACTTTAAATTCAAATATTGTTGATTCTGATGGATTAAACAGATTTAAATCTGGATTTTTTGTAGATAATTTTTCTACATTAACAACTCAAGAAGATCGAGTTGGAGTAAGAAATTCCATAGATCCAGTTTTAAGTGAATTAAGACCATCTCATTATACAAATTCAATAGATCTTGTAGTTGCAACAAAATCTAAATTGGGTATTGGCACAACTTCCAATGAAGATATTGATAATTTAGAAACTAGTGATTTAATTGGTTCAAATATTAGAAAAAGTGGAGATATAATAACTCTAGATTATACTAACATTGAATATATTAAACAACCATATGCAACTAGAATTGAGAATGTTCAACCGTATGTGTTGACATTTTGGGAAGGAAAAGTAGCATTAAATCCTTCTTCCGATATTTGGATTGATACTGTTAGATTGGAACCGGCAACTATTCAAATTGAAGGAGATTATTTGTCTACTTTAGATACTCTTCAACGAACTCAAGGAGTAAACCCGCAAACTGGACTAGGGCCAATAATTTGGGGATCATGGTCATTACTTGGATTTGGAAGACCTAGATGGGTAGATGCTAGAAGAGAAGATCAAAGCCGCTCTCCAGCAACTCAAGCGGTAAGAAATAGGTTCATCGCTGCCAGAAATTCTGGAAATACAATAAATCCACCACAATGGATTGGTGGTGGCAGAGACGCTTTTAATAGGGGAGTTATTCCTACAACAGGTCTTTATGTTCAAGTAGTTGATGCTTTATATGGAAGAAGTGGAACACGACTCAAAGTAACAGAAAAATTTGATACTCAATCTTTAGGTGATTCTGTGGTGTCCATAGATGTTCAACCTTACATGAGATCTAGAAATATACAATTTAAATCACTTACTTTAAAACCAAGTACTAGATTGTATGCTTTCTTTGCTGGACGTAATGTAACTTCACTTTGCTTTCCTAAATTACTTGAAATTACTATGACTTCCGGAACCTTTATTGTAGGAGAAACAGTTAATATTATGAAGCCAGGTTCTACTACTAAGCAAGGTTCCTTTAGGGTTGCAGCATTAAATCATAAAGGTGGCAATTTTAGATCTCCATCTCAATTTTATATAAAAAATCCTTATTCTCCAGATCAAACTATTCCATCAATTTATTCATCAACATCAAATTTGTTAAATGTTGATACTGCTTCAATGGCAGTTAATTCGCAGTCATCATTTTATGGATTGATTAAAAAAGATTATCTTTTAGTTGGAAACACTAGTGGTTCTATTGCCAGAGTAAATGATATTAGATTGATTACTGATAATGTTGGAGATATAGTTGGATCTTTCTTTATTCCAAATCCAAATAATTCTGGCAATTTAAAATTTAAGGCAGGAATAAGAACTTTTAAATTGACTAGTGCTGCAAATAACAACCCCATACCAGGATCTGGTGGAACTTCAGCTCAAAGAAATTATTTTGCTTCGGGTAAAACTCAAAATGTGCAAGAAAAAATAGTTTCTATTAGAAATGCTGAAGTTTCTACAAATACATTAACTCGAACTAGAAATGAGGAGGCATTTACTGGATTATATATTGATCCATTAGCACAATCTTTTGCATGTGATGAACCAACTGGAGTATATCTAACTAAATTAGATGTTTATTTTCAATCAAAAGATCCAACTTTACCCGTTTCTTGTCAAATAAGAACAATGGATCTAGGTTTTCCAACATCAACTATTTTACCATTTAGTGAAGTTAGTATTAATTCAGATAATGTAAATATTAGTGATAATGCTTCAATTCCAACCAGTTTTGTATTTGAATCTCCGGTTTATATTGAAGGAAATAAAGAATATGCAATAGTACTACTCTCAAATTCAACTTCATATTATGTGTGGATTTCATCTATATTAGGTAGAGATCCAGATGGAGATGAAGCCACAGGAAGAGGAACAGTAAATTTCAAAGAACCTATTGACACTTTAACCGGAGAAAGAGTTACTACTCAACCTATTTTAGGTTCTTTATTCAAATCACAAAATGCATCAACTTGGTCTCCAAGTCAATATGAAGATTTGAAATTTACTTTACACAGAGCGCAGTTTACTACAAATCCAGGAATTATTAGTTTTTATAATCCAGATTTGCAGATAGGAAATAATCAAGTTCCTATTTTAACGAGAAATCCTTTAGATTTCATTTCAAGAAAAATAAGAGTTGGTCTTTCCAGTATTATTACCGAAGACGATGAAGATTTTCGAATTGGAACTACTGTAATTCAACAAAGTTCAAATGCCTCTGCAATTTATTCCGGTAAAGTCGGAATTGCCACTGGAAGTAGTGATGATGGTGGATTAGGCATTGGTAATAGTGGAATAGGATATCAACCTACATCTGGAATTTTAACATATAACAATATTCCTATTGTGAATGTATTGGGTAATGGTAAGGATGCTACTGCAAAAATAACAATAACAAATGGTTCTGCGTCTAAAGTTGAGATTATTAATGGAGGTTATGGTTATCAAGTTGGTGATCTATTGACTGTTGGTCAACTTGATGAAAACGATTTGGGAAGAAACATTAGATTTTCTATTGGTAGAATAGATGATTTTAATGAGCTTATTTTAGATTCTGTACAGGGCAATTTTAATATAGGTGTGGGAATACAAAATACACTTAAATTTATAAATTCAAATGGAAATTTAGTTGAATTAAATTCAAACTCAGAAGAAAATGTTACAATAGTTAATCCAATTGATGTAGAATCAGACGGATTGCATTTTAGAGTTCGTCATCTAAATCACGGAATGCATTCTTCACTAAATTATGTAAAAATATCAGGAGCAAAATCAGATTTAGAACCATCTACAATAAATCAAGACATAACTAATACATTTTCTGGATTTTTAAATGTGACTAATTTTTCCAATTTTGAAACTTTTGAGGGATTACCAGTTAGTGTAGAAAATCCAGGTTATGTAAAAATTGAAGATGAAATTTTAAAATATACTTCAGTCTCAGTTTCTTCTAATTCAATTAATATTATTTCTAGAGGAGTTGATAATACAAATCCAATCTCCCATAAAATTGGATCTGAAATTTTAAAATATGAATTAAACGGAGTTTCACTATTAAGAATTAATAAATTGCATAGACTTGAAAGTGCAATAATAAGTAATCCAGTGGGATTAGATTATTACAGTATAAGAATTGACCAAAGTGAATTTATTGATGGCAGTTTAAAAATAACGGATAGAACTCCAGAAACTGGATTATCTCCATCTTTATATTTCAATAGGAGCAAATTTGATGGCGGTTCAGAAGTTAGAGCATCCCAAAATATGCAATTTGAAGTTCTAACTCCACTAATAGAAACTTTTACTCCTAATCAAACTAATATTTCTGCACAAGTCAGAACAGTATCTGGTACTAGTATTTCAGGAAATGAACAATCTTTTATTGATAATGGATTTTCTCCTGTTAGTTTAGGGGTATTCAATTACTTTGAAACTCCCAGATTAATTTGCTCAGTTGATAATGAATCAAATTTACTATCTGGATTGCCTGCAAATAAATCTTTTAATGCTGTTTTAAACTTATCATCAAATGACTCTAGATTATCTCCATGTATTGACCTCACAAGAACTAGTATTATAACAACTACTAATAGAGTTAATAAAATAATATCTGATGACAAATATCCAACTGATCCTCGTATAAAATCTTTAACTACAAATCAAAATGCATTCATATATGTAACAAAATCAATTAGACTCCAAAACCCTGCTACTTCGTTAAAGTTATATGTAACTGCACATATTAATGAATATTCTGATATAAGAGCAATGTATTCTATTGACAATAATGAAAATATTAATCCAATTTTTGAATTATTTCCAGGTTTTAATAATTTAAATAATTTAATTGAAATTATTAATCCAGAACTAAGTGACGGTAGACCAGATAAATTTACTGAAAAAAATCCATTCTTAGATTTTGAAGATAATCAATTCACAGAATATGAATTTACTATCAATAATTTACCAGCATTCAATTATTATCGTATTAAATTAATAATGACTTCTACTAATCAATCTTATGTTCCAAAATTAAAAGATATTAGATCCATTGCTTTAGCATAATTATGAATGAACTAATAGCAATAAAAGATAATTGTAATCTTTTAAGAGATCCAAATACAAATTCAATATTAAACAATAGTAGATCTGAGTATGAGAATTATTTAATATTAAAAAAAAATAAAAAAACTGAAATTCAAAAAATTAAAAATATTCAAGATGAAGTTGAACAAATTAAAAATGATGTTCATGAAATTAAAAATCTTTTGCATAAATTATTAAAATGAATCCAGATAAAATTTGTTTAAATAGTATTAATAAATTATTTGAGTATGAAAAAATATCTAGAGAAATAGATAGTATCGATGATATCAAAATATTAAAAGATTACGCAAAATCATACATAAAACTTTATTTCAAACAACAAGAAGTTATTTCTCAACTATAATGGCACAACCATCAACAAGGCAAGAACTAATAGATTACTGTTTAAGAAAACTTGGAGCACCTGTTTTAGAAATTAATGTTGCAGATGAGCAAATAGATGATCTTGTTGATGATGCCATACAATTCTTTCAAGAAAGACATTTTGATGGTGTATATCCTACATTTTTAAAATATCAAATAACTAAAGAAGACATAGAACGAGGAAGAGCAAAAAAAGTCGGTGATTTGGGAGTTGATTCTATATCAGCAACTGCAAACATAGTAGGAACAGCAACTACTTTTAATTATTTTGAAAATAGTAACTACCTTCAAGTACCACCTCATGTCATTGGTGTAAATAAAATATTTCATTTTGAAGGGTCAAATAGCATCTCTAGTGGAATGTTCAGTATTAAGTATCAATTGTTTTTGAACGATATTTATTATTGGGGTTCAACAGAACTACTTACATATAGTATGACTAAAAGGTATCTAGAAGACATTGATTTTCTTTTAACAACTCAAAAGCAAATTAGATTTAATAAGAGACAAGATAGGTTATATCTTGATATTGATTGGTCTAGTTTAAAAGAAGGGCAATATTTAATTTTAGACTGTTATCGAATGATGGATCCAAATGATTATGATAAAGTTTGGAATGATTCATTTATAAAACCATATTTAACCTCTTTAATAAAAAAACAGTGGGGACAAAATTTAATCAAATTTCAGGGAGTTAAACTTCCCG